TCCGAATATTTTTATTTTGAACAACCGGTCAAAGTCATTTGACCGGTTGTTTTTTTTTGTGCGGCGGGGCCTTATGATGGAAAGCACACTCCCCCATGTATTTTGATGATTTGGACAATCTATCTCTTTATGAGTGGGGAACATCTACACATCCCAACTTGGCCGGAAGCACTGGGTTGGAGGAGGCACCCCAACAAGCCGATGTTTGCGTTCTGACCGTAAGGCCGGAGCGTTAAAAGTAGCAACGATGGCTACTTTGGGCCCCGTAGAATACGCGAATTTATGCAGACAATATATTGCAGAGGGTTGTTTTGATTCGTACTTTTAGAATATCAAAATTGAGACCACTGTGGAAAAATGCCGGATTTTCTTGCCACAACGAGTCAATCAAAATGCAGGAAATAGATACCTTCTCAAATAAATTCTTACAAGTTACTCTCTGTTCTAAGCAAATCAGCTATATTAGAAAATAGCTGTTCCCAAAATTTGACGCTCGTCTGTAAAATAGCTGCGGAGTCAATGTACAAATTGTCAGTACTTAAGATGCAATATAATTTTGTGCGCTCGTGTGGCCCTGTGCCACCCGGGCGCTTCTCTGTTCCTATGGGACTGCCTCGGTGTTGTTTCCCGCCTGCTTTCGTTTCGGTTACCCGGCCACAAACACTGAAACGGAGACTAATTATGAAAAGTCAAGCCCCAAAATAGTGGAGGATGGAGGCTTTTATTTTGGTTCCTGTTTTGATAAAAAACGATAAAAATATTAAAAATAATTCAATTTATGACAGTATGACATTCATCTTGTGTCAAATAATCCCTGAATTAACCATATAATAAAAATATAAATGACTAAAATGGGAGAATTGTATATGAAAAAATGTAAAAAGCCGGATGGCAATAAGAATTGGGTCGGAAAACGCGTTGCCGAGCTTCGCAGGGAACGCGGCATATCGCAAAACACCTTGGCTATTAAACTCCAGGGCTTCGGCATTGACGTTGATAAAAACGCGATTCAGTTGCTTGAGCATGGTCATCGGTGCGTACGGGATATGGAGCTATATATCATTGCAAAGGTGCTGAATGTTCCTTTGGAGGAATTGTTCTGAGATATCCCACACGATATGGAAGCAAGATAATGCCAAAACCCCGCCAAGGATTTCTCCCTGGCGGGGCTTCTTTCGTTTCGCAAAATAACGCCAAACACATGCCCTACAAAGAAAACCATTGTGTTCGCCTTATTTGCGCTTGGTGGAGCGAAACACCCAAAATCCGAACTCTTTAGCGTGGCGGTGTTCTGCCCCGACAGGTTGAATGTGAACACGATAGTCTTGCTCCCATCGTCTTCGTCATACACATAAATGGAGTTTACCAAGGTGTCGATCACACGTCTGCGGTACTCCACATCATCTATGTCGCCGCTCTTGAATGAGGTGAGCCAGTATTCGATACGCTCCCTCGTCAAGAGCGGCTTTTTCATTTCCTCGGCGGCTATCTTGCCCTCCACCTCGTTCTTCTCTCCCTCAAGCTCTGTGAGCCTGTTTTTGGTGGAAGGAGTGATAATGCCCTGCTCTATGGCGCTGACGAGGTTGTTGATCTTTATGTGTATGCCCTTCAACTCGCCCTGCAAGGCCATGAGGTAGGAGTTGTCCGCAGAGTCACCCTCTATCAGCTCCATTGCTTTCTTCGCTATACGGGCTATATTCTCGTCTGTGAGGACTTTTTGGACAGTGAAGCGTACAACTACCTCCTCTAACCAATCCTTCCTCTCCGGGGCCTTTCTGCAAGCGAGAGAGCGTTTTCTGGCGGCACACTTGTAATAGTAGTAGACCTTGCCTGTCTTGGACGTGCCGCTCTCCCCGATCATGGGTGAGCCACAATGACCGCAGAATACCTTCGAGGTGAGCAAGTAGTCCTCGTGGGCCTTGCTCTTGGCTCTGGCGGTGCTGTTGTGTTTGAGCATAGCTTGTACCTTCTCAAAAAGAGTGTCTTCGATGATGGCGGGGACTCCATGCGGTATCACCACGTCCATGTACTTGTACGTCCCTATATACTTCTCATTCCGCAGAATGGTCTTGAGGGAGTTCTTATTAAAGGGGTTGCCCCTTGCTGTCTTATATCCTTTCTCGTTGCAGTAGTCGATGATCTGAGACGCAGAGTGTCCATCGGCGTACATCTGAAATATCTCCTGCACGATCTTGGCCCCTATAGGCTCGACAACATACTTCCGATCTGGCCCCACAGTGTAGCCCAAGGCGAGGTTCGCCCCGCCCACGGCAATGCCCTGTAGGGCGTTTTCTTTTAGTCCCCGGCGTATGTTCCGGGCAAGGTTCTCGGAGTAATACTCGGCGTACCCCTCAAGGACGCTCTCAAGAATTATCCCCTCCGGGGTGTCCGGCATGGGCTGTTTGGCATAGAAGACCTTGACCCCGTTCTTTTTGAGCTTGGCTTTGTAGATGGCGCTGTCGTACCTGTTCCGAGCAAAGCGGTCAAGGGTGTACATCACAACAGCTTCAAACTGCCGCTTCTCGCTGTCCCGTATGAGCTTTTGAAACATGGGCCTGTTGTCGGTCTTGCCGGAGAGCGCCCGGTCACAATATTCGTTTATGATCGTAAATCCATTCTTCAAGGCGAACTCGTGACACTCACGGAGCTGACCTTCTATGGACTCCTCCCGCTGGCTGTGGGAGCTGTATCTGGCATAGATTACCGCTTTCGTAATATCACCTCCAAGGCTCTCTTTCGTCTGAGCAGATCAATGGGAATGACCTTCTCAACTCGCAGTCTGGCCTTTATCCCCCTGCAACTCCTGTCTGTTGGAACGGCTCTCGAACTCATAGACGGCAGTCATAAACTCGTGCTTATCCCTCCGGGACAGGCCCCGGTAGACCCTCAAGATGTCCTCCTCGTCTGCGTCCTTCGGCTGGACGGCGGGGAGGTCTTCTTCGTCTGCAAAGAAGTCCATGACCGAGCATTGCAGTTCTTGGGCCAGTTGCACCATGACGGACTCCTTTGGGAGAGCGCCGTTATTCCATGTCGTGACCTTGGACGTGCTGAGTCCGAGACGCTTGCAGACAGCGGTGAGGGTGGTGTTCTGCTCGGCGCAGATACGGTTTATGTTCTCGGCGAATGTCATGGTGGAAACCTCCCGTAAAAAAATTCTAAAAAATAGAGTTTACCCCCTTGACAACTCCGATAATCAGAATTATAATAACAACAAGAACTTCGGAAAGCGGAGTTGGCAATAAGAAACCGACCTCTCGAAACTGGCACTTTCGAGAAGTTGAAGGGGATTATCCGTGTAATAACTATAATAACAATAATTCTGTTTCTTGTCAATACAAATTCCGAAATTCAAAGCTACAGGAAGGAGGTAAATTCTCATGAGTCAAATTCAAGACCGCATGAAGAAGCTCGGTGTGACACAGGTGCAGATGATCTTGAGACTGAGAGAGCGAGGTATCACAGTCCAGCCCCCGGAAATGTCGAGTATCGTTCGTGGGGTCTACACCTACCCCAAAGCACAGAAGGTTCTCAATGAGTGCGACAAAATCCTCACGGAACTTGAACATGGCTCTTAATGAGCAACAGATCACAGACCTCGCAAAACCATTGAAGGGTATCTTGGAGAAATTCTACCAAGACCCGGAGAACGAGAAAGGATTTCAGAAATGGCTACAAGAGAAAGAAAAAGGCTCAACCGCCGCACGGTAGTGGCGATACAGGTTTACTCCTTCTTGGCTGGTATCTTCCTCGTTGGGCTGATCGCCGGACTCGTGATCGGAAGGTTGACCGCTCCTGCGGTGAAGACGGAAGCCGAGGACACTCAACCCACGCAGATCGTGACCGAGACCGCAGAGCTTCCCACGATTGAGACCGTGGCCCCCACGGTGGCCTACTATGACGTGCCGCTGTCCGAAGGGTTGCAGGAGTATATCTTCTTCCTCTGCGAAAGTGAGAACGTACCTGTCCCTCTGGTGCTGGCAATGATCGAAAAGGAGAGCGCCTTTGACGCTTCGGCAATCAGCCGCACCAATGACTACGGTCTCATGCAGATCAACAAAATGAACCATGAATGGCTCTCGGAGGAGTACGGGGTGACTGACTTCCTCGACCCGTTTCAGAACGTCTACTGCGGGATTGAGATTTTGAGTGATTACCTCTCCACCTACGAGGGGGACGTGAACAAGGCTCTCATGGCCTACAACATGGGCGAGTACGGGGCAAGTAAGCTCTGGAACAAGGGTATCACGTCCAGCTCCTACAGCGAGTCTGTGGTGGCTCTCATGGCTCACTACGAGGGAGGTGGACAGTAATGCCCGACACGATGGCTCTCAAGGACGGCACCGTTGAGGTGATCTTCCGGGAGCGAGACTTCGAGGAGCTTATCGAAAAGCACATGGGCTACGAAGCCGCCCGGTACTTCCGGGAACTTATGGACGAACTGGAAGCCTACAGAGAGGAGGACGCAGATTATGACAAATAAGAAGCTCGGCAACACCTTCGAGACCGAGCTGTGTGAACTCCTCTACGCACACGGGTTCTGGTGTCACAACATGGCCCAAAACTCAAGCGGACAACCCGCCGATGTCATAGCGGTGAAAGACCACAAAGCCTACCTTATCGACTGCAAGGTATGTTCCAAGGGTTGGTTCGCTTTAGATCGAATGGAGGAAAACCAAGACCTATCAATGGAGCTGTGGCGAGACTGCGGCAACGGTGAAGGCTGGTTTGCGGTGAAGGTCAACGATCAGATTTTCATGATACCGCACTTCTCCGTAAAGGCTGTGCGGAACGTGCAGTCCTCCATGTCCGAGACCGAGATTTACGAGTACGGCACCCCTCTTGAGAGGTGGCTGAAAAAGAAATGAAGGTCACGGTCTCAAACAACATTGCAGTCGAAGATTACCCGGACGAGGTGCTTTTCTGGTGTCGCAGGAACCTTGTCATAGCGAACCCGGACTACGCCAAAAAAGCCCGTATGCACCTCTGGCTCGGCAACACCCCGGCAAAGCTCAGTCTGTTCGAGCAACACGGGAAGAAGCTGGTACTGCCGTTTGGGACGCTTCGGAGGTTCCCGGAGTTCGCACCCAAGGACACGATCTACCATAAGGAGTTCGCCGACCCCATGCTGGTGGACTTCGGCGGGGCTGATGTTCCTCTCTATGACTACCAGCGCAAGGCTGTGGAGAGCGTCTACAGGAGCCAATACGGTATTCTCTGTAGCCCTGCCGGGAGCGGCAAGACGCAAATGGGTATAGCTCTCGTGAAGCGGTTCGGGCGCACGGCCCTGTGGCTGACACATACGCTCGACCTCCTCAATCAGAGTAAAGCCCGTGCGGAAATGTACATGGACAAGTCGCTGATCGGCACTATCACGGAGGGCAAGGTCAACATCGGCGAGGGTATCACCTTCGCCACCGTACAGACAATGTGCAACTTGGACTTGACCCTCTACCGAGACCTGTGGGACGTGGTGATTGTGGACGAGTGCCACCGCTGTACCGGGACACCAACCGCCATGACGCAGTTCTATAAGGTGCTGAATGGCCTGTCGGCTCGGCACAAGATCGGGCTGTCCGCTACCGTACATCGGGCTGATGGAATGATCGTTGCTACCCATGCCCTGCTCGGTGAGATCGTCTACACCGTCCCCAAGGAGGAGGTTGCCGACAAAATCATGCGAGTCGGTATCAAGCCACTCAACACGGGCGTGGAGATAGACCGCTCCTGCCTTAATACCGATGGCACCCTCAACTACACGAAACTGATCTCCTATCTCTGCGAGGACTTCCGGCGAAACCACTTCATATCTGGCTGGCTGGTCTACGAGCGAGATCACTCGTGCCTTATCCTCTCGGACAGGCTCGGACATCTTGAGTACCTTATGAACTCCCTGCCGGAGTCCATGCGGGAACAGGCCGTCATGGTGAGCGGGAAAATGACCTCGAAGAAAGGCAAAGCAGAGCGGGAGAAAGCGATTGAGGACATGAGGACAGGCCGGAAAAAGTACCTGTTCGCCACCTACTCGCTGGCAAAGGAAGGGCTGGACATACCCCGGTTGGACAGGCTGTTCCTCACCACCCCGCAGAAAGATTACACCGTTGTGACGCAGAGTATCGGGCGCATTGATCGGGCGTTCGAGGGCAAGGAAAGCCCCGTGGCCTATGACTTCGTGGACAATATCGCCTACCTCGTCAAGAGCTACAAGAAGCGGTGTACGGTCTATCGGAAGAACGGGTGCTACTTCGTGGACGGAGGGTGAGAGCATGAAAGTTTTGGAGCTTTTTGCAGGAACCCGAAGTATCGGAAAGGCTTTTGAGGAGCGGGGCCATGAGGTCTACAGCGTGGAATGGGACAAGGATTTCCCGAACATCAATCTCTACGCCGACATCGGACAGCTCACCGCAGATCAAGTCCTCAAGGAGTTCGGCAGACCAGACGTGATATGGGCGAGTCCCGACTGCGCCACGTTCTCTATCGCCGCCATAAGCCACCACCGCAGGAAGAACCCGGAGACAGGGAGCCTTGACCCTGTGAGTGATTACGCAAAGTTCTGTGACAAGGTTGACCGTCATGTCCTCGACCTTATCCGGGAGTTGGAGCCAAAATTCTGGTTCATCGAAAACCCCCGTGGCGGCTTGCGGAAGATGGATTTTATGCAGGGGCTTCCCCGGTACACAGTCACATACTGCCAGTATGGGGACACCAGAATGAAGCCTACCGACATTTGGACGAACCACCCCGACCCGAAGTTCAAGCCGCCTTGCCATAACGGAGACCCATGTCATGTGAGCGCCCCACGAGGAGCCAAAACAGGCACCCAAGGTCTCAAAGGCAGTCGTGAGCGAAGCGTAATCCCCCCCCCACTGTGCAAGCACATCGTTGAGATTTGCGAGTCGCAGTACCGCTCCGACTGGCTGGATAAATTACTTGAGTAAAGGAGGGACGTAATGAACCTCATTGTGTATGACGTGGAAGTCTTCGCCTATGACTGGATTGTGGTGTTCAAAGACAAAGCAAGCGGTCAGTACATAGTCATTCATAACGACAACGAAGCTCTCAAAGGTTGTTTGGACGATTATACGATCTATTGCGGGTTCAACTCAAAACATTACGACCAATTCATTATCAAGGCAATTTGGCTCGGCTGTACGCCGCAGGAGATCAAAGCCTTAAATGACTACCTTATCGGTGGAGGTCAAGGGTGGGAATACCCACTCATGCGTGACAACTACTTCTCTTTCAACAATATCGACATTAGAGACGATGTACAGATAGGTCTTTCACTCAAAGCCATAGAGGGTCACATGAATATGTCGGTGCAGGAGTCCAATGTGGCATTTGACCTTGATAGACCTCTGACAGAGGAGGAGTTGCAGGAAACCATTTTTTACTGCAAACACGATGTAGACGCTACCGAAAAACTGATTGATTTGCGGAAGGACTATCTCAAGACCAAGCTCAATCTCGGTAAGAGAGCTGGTATCGGTGAGGTGAAGTCGCTGGCGGCTACAAATGCCAAGCTCACCGCCATGATGTTACGAGCGCAACGCCGGGAATGGAACGATGGTAGAGATTATGTCTACCCGGAAAACCTCGACACGGCAGTTATACCGAAACCGATTTTGGACTTCTTTGACACCATTCATGATCTCTCTATCCCGGACGATGTGCTGTTCAAAACATCGTTCGAGTATGAAATCGGCGGTATGCCCTGCAAATACGCATGGGGTGGTGTGCATGGTAGTTTGACCGCCTACTACGAGGAAGCCACGGAAAGTCGAGTTATTCAAAACCGGGACGTGTCCAGCCTGTACCCCTCGCTGATTGAGCAGTACCACTATCTTTCCCGCAACGTGCCAGACCCGGAGCTGTTCTACGCCATAAGACGTGACCGCATACGAGCAAAGCATGAGGGTGATAAACAGACCGCAACCGATTTGAAGTTACCCCTTAATACAGTCTCCGGGGCGCAGGAAAACAGATACAACGACCTGTATGACCCGTTGCCGACACGATCACTCCGTATATCGGGACAGTTATTTTTAACGGTTCTCACAGTTCGTCTGTTGACAGCCTGTAAGACAATCAAGCTCCTCAACCTCAACACCGATGGTCTTATGTACTCCATTGATAAAGAGGAAGTCCCGCTTGTAGATAAAATCGCTCACGAGTGGGAGGTAGAGACCCGGTTTGAATTGGAAGTAGACGAGATTGAACGGGTATGGATAAAGGACGTGAACAATCTTCTGATCGTCAAAAAAGGCGGTTCTGTGAAAAAGGTCGGCGGCTACCTTAACTATGGTGTGTCAGTAAAGGGAGCATGGGCGATCAATAACAACATGATCGTTGTTAAAAAAGCCCTCGTGGAGTTCTTCGTACATGGGACACCTGTAGAAGAAACCGTCAATGGCGACACCGACATCTTTGACTTCCAGCTTATTGCCAAGGCCGGAGCCAAGTATCGTGAAGCCTATCACCTTGTCGATGGTGTACCTGTTTCGGTGCAGAAAGTAAACCGGGTTTACGCCACCAAAGACCAGCGGTACGGAAAGCTGTTCAAGGTCAAGGCAGAGAACGACAGCACCGCCAAGATCGAAATGCTCCCGGAGCATTGCATTATCGACAATGACAATCAGCTCTCCATCGACGATGTGGACAGGCAGTTCTACATCGACATGGCGAAAAAACGTATCAACGATTTCTTGGGTATCAAGCCCGAAAAAAAGTCAAGGAGGAAAAACACTATGGCAACCGCAAGTACCACGAAGAAAGCTGAGACCGCTCCCATGAACGTGTATCAGCGCCTACTCACGGCGAGGGCGAAGTTCCTCGAAGCGGACGTGCAGAAGACCGGGAAAAATATGCACCTCTCCTTCAAATACTTCGAGCTGGACGATATTGTCCCTCCCGCTACCCGGATTTTCACCGAGGTCGGCCTTGTACCGCTGGTGAACTTCACCGCCGACACCGCCACCATGACCGTGGTGAACACCGACAACCCGGAAGACACCATTGTCTTCACCGCCCCGTTCAATCAGATCGCTCCCATCGTGAGCAACGCCGGGAAACAGGCCACCAACGAAATGCAAGCCCTCGGCTCGTCCATCACCTATATGCGCCGCTATCTGTACATGATGGCGTTGGACATCTGCGAGAACGATGGAATTGACGGCAGTCTCGGCGCTGACACCCCGGCCCCCGCTCCCGCACCCAAGGCCCCTCCTGCCACTCCCGAACAGCGTGAGGAGGTCAAGAACGAGCTGACGAACCCGGAGGGCAACGCCACCTCCTTGCAGATCAGACAGCTCAAGAACGCCCTCAAGAAGCTCAAAACGGCCCGTCCCGACAAGGAGGAGTATATCGCTCAGATCGCCGTGCAGACCAAGGGCTTCACCGTGATCTCCAAGGAGGACTGCGAGAAGATTTTGACGGGCGTGTCCAAACTGCTGGCCCCCGCCGAGGAAGGTGGTGAGAAAGAATGAAATGGGTAGAGAAACACCTTGAGATCGACATTCCCAAGCGGCCCAAGAAGATCACCGCCACCCGGTTCGCCACTATCTTGGGGTTGAACCCGTGGTCTACCCCTTTTGAAATCTGGTGCGAGATCACCAAGACGTACCAGAAGCCCTTCGAGGACACGATCTACACCCTCGCTGGCAAGGCGATTGAGCCAAAACAGATCGCCTACATGAAGGAAGCCTACGCTATGGACAATCTGCGGACTCCCACCGATGTCTATGGTGCCGACTACTTCAACAAGACCTACGGCGACTTCTTCCATGACACCCCGATCTTCGGCGGTATGTGGGACTCCCTGCTGGTGGACGAGAACGGCAAGCCGGAAGCGGTGTTGGAGTTCAAGACCACAAAGCGGAGCGAGGATTGGGCCGAGGACGTGCCGGAGTATTACGCCCTGCAAGCGGCCCTGTACGCCTATCTGCTCGGCGTGGACGATGTTATCATGATCGCTTCCTTCCTTGAGACCAAGGACTACGAACACCCGGAGAAGTTCAAGCCCTCGGCGAAGAACACAATCACGGTGGAGTTCAAGGTCTCGCAGAGATACCCCGACTTCGACATGATGGTCGCCAACGCTTCCGGCTGGTGGAAAGCCCATGTGGAGGGCGGCGTGTCCCCGGACTTTGACGAGAAGCGGGACGCTGAAATCCTCAAGATTTTGCGTACCAACAGCCTGTCCCCGGACACCGACATCAATGAGCTGATCTCCGAAGCCGAAGCTCTCAAGGCCGAGGTGGACAGGGCCAACGCCGCCATTGCCGACAAGGAAAAGCGGCTCAAGGAGATCGGCGAGATCATCAAAGAACACGCCGTAAAGCAGTTCCGTCCCGGCGATAAGAAGGTGGAGGTCAAGGGCAGTATCTACACTTGGTCGATCTCCCGCTCTGATACCACCACCATCGACAAGGACGCTCTCAAGAAGGACGGACTGCTGGACAAGTACAGCAAGACCGCCACGCAGTACCGCATGACGGTGAAATAAAGGAGGAAACCACCATGTATGTGAACCCGTTCTGGTTTGGTGTGATCTGCACCATCGTTGTCGAAGTCGTGCTGTTGATCGTGTGGGCCATGATCTGCGGCACCAAGAAATAATTTAGAGGAGGAAACTACAATGGCAAGAATACCCATGACGAGCGGCTTTGTGCTTATCCCGGAGGGAACCTACGTTTTCGGCATTTACGCCGCTACCTATGACGAGGAGTTTGGCAAGATCGAAGTGAAGCTGGTGACGGCGAAGGGCATGACCCACACCGAACGCTTCTCCATCAAGGACTCCAACGACCAGCTCAACGAAAAGGCGCTTAACGCTTTCTCGTACTTCGCCAAGACCGCCATGAACGACTTCGATCTGGAAGACGTTGACCCGGAGGAGTTGATCGGTCACTACATCGAAGCCGAGGTCGTTCACACTCAGCTCCCGTCCAACAAAGACCCCAACAAAATGGTGACGTTCGCCAACCTCGGCGACAAAGCCGCCGCTGACGGCTTTGACGAGGAGCCTACGGCCCGTGTGCTGGCCCTCATGAGCGGTGAGCAGGGTAAGAGTACCCCCAAGCCAAAGACCGCTCAGAAAGCCGCTCAGAAGCCGCAGGAGGCCCCTTCTACGGCGGCACCCGCTAAGGGTCTCGATCTGGACGCTCTGCTCGGAGATTAAGGCCGTGAGGGGGAGCCACCCGCTCCCCCTCTCAAAAGGGAGGTAAGTACAAATGACAACCGAAGAAAGGTATCTGATCTTCCTCGCAGGGCCGCACCCCATGATCTCCCCGGAGTTCCTTGAATGGCTCAAGGCCAACGGGTTCTTTACGGCCCCGGCAAGTACCAAGTATCACGGCAACTATGAGGGCGGTCTGTGCGATCATTCCATTGCCGTCACCAAGAGTCTGCTCATGTTGACCGAGGACAATCGGCTGGAATGGCAGAGGGAGGAAAGCCCTCTGATCGTGGGTATGTTTCACGACCTCTGCAAGATCGACCAATACGTCCACCCGGTTATCGGGGAGACCTTGGCTGGCGAGAAAATCCACGACCCGTCCTCGTGGGAGTACAACACCAAGACGCTTCTCAAGGGCCACGGCGATAAATCGGTCATGCTCCTGTCTCAGTTCATGGCTCTGACTGAGGAGGAAGTGCTGTGTATTCGCTACCACATGGGCGCTTTCACCGAGCGTGAGGAGTGGAACGACTACACCAGAGCCATTCACAAATACCAGAACGTACTATGGACGCACCAAGCCGACATGATTGCGTCCCACGTCCTCGGAACATGAAGGAGGGAGAACCAATGAAGTACAAGCTCAAAAATGTGAACGGGCGGGTCAAGTCCATGCTCAAGACCGGGAAGGACTACTCCGTCAACACCATTTCGATCTCGGCGGCACAGCACATCATCGACAACGGCAAGATCACCGAGTCCGACAGGGAGGGCTACCCGATCTGCGTGGACGGTCTCTGGTATTTCGAGGGTGAGCCTGTGGTGGAACGCAGACCGAGAGGAAAGGCGGCGCACCATGAGACAAAGGTATAAGGATATTCAGTTCCGGGGCCGGAGCTTGGAGCTGATCGACCTCGTGAACAAGGTGATCGCTTCCTACAAGGCGCAGGGCTTCGAGCTGACCTTGAGACAGGTCTACTATCAGATGGTGGCCCGTGGGTTCATACCCAACAACGAGAGGTCGTACAAGAACCTCGGCAACCTTATCAATGACGGGCGGCTGGCGGGGTACATCGACTGGAACGCCATTGTTGACCGTACCCGCAACATACGCCGGAACTCCCATTGGAGCGAACCGTCTGAGGTGATCGACTCGGCCCGATGGTCGTATCTGCTGGACAAGTGGCACGATCAGCCCAACTACGTTGAAGTGTGGGTCGAGAAGGACGCTCTGGTGGACATCGTGGGACAGGCTTGCCGCCCTCTGGATATTCCCTTCTTCTCCTGCCGTGGGTACACCTCACAATCCGAAATGTGGGGAGCCGCACAGCGATTTATCCGGCAGGACTACCGGGAGGGGCGGTACATAATCCACCTCGGCGATCATGACCCCTCTGGTATCGACATGACCCGTGATATACAGGAACGGCTCTATATGTTCGGTGCAGACGTGGAGGTCAAGCGTATCGCCCTCACGATGGCACAGGTGGACACCTACAACCCGCCGCCGAACCCCGCCAAGATCACCGACAGTCGGTGCGGCAAGTATATTGACGAGTACGGCGAGGAGTCGTGGGAGCTGGACGCTCTTGAGCCGCAGATGTTGGTCTCCCTTATCACCAACGAAGTCACCGCCTTGCGGGACGATGATCTCTACAGCGCCGTTGTGCGCCGGGAGGAGCGGGAGAAGGACGAGCTTCAACTGATCTGCGACAACTACGACAACGTGATCGAATATCTGAAAGGAGAATAAAGAGCATGGCAAGGACTTTCTATTCCGAATATGTCACCCATTGCATGAGGTTCTATGCCCGTCACCCCGACCCCCGGTTCAAGACGGACGCTGACAAAAAGAACTGGCTGGCCTGTGACAACGCCCTCAAACAGTTTACCCCGGAGGAGAAGGATATTCTCGTGACGGTCTACCGGGAGGGTGACACCATTCCCGATAACGTCTACGAGGTCTCCAAGAAGCGGGGCATGAAACAGGACAGGGTGTGGGCGCTAATCGGCGACATGGAGCGCAAGATCGCCAAGCGCCGGGGTCTGTTATGACCCGGTACGAGAACATACCGGGAGAGCTTCGGGAGCTGGAACAATGGGTATGCACCCATGAAGGGAGCAAGGTGCCATTCCGGGCCTTTGAGCATGAACCAGCGTCCTCCGTGACCCCCGAAACGTGGTCTGATTTCGACACGGCCCTCAAAGCCGTGTCGGAGGGCCACTACGACTACTGCGGGTTCGTCTTCGCTGATAACGGTATCGTGGGTATCGACATCGACTGTGGCTTTGACGAGGAGGGCTTTGTGACCCCGCTGGCGGCTGACATCATCGGGCGGTGCCAGAGTTACACAGAGAAGTCCAAGAGCGGCAGGGGCTTCCACATTCTGCTCAAGGGTGATCTCCCCTTCAAGGGCAAGAACAACTTGCAAGGGCTGGAAATCTACAAGGCTTCCCGGTACTTCATCATGACGGGCGACACCCTGCTCTACAGCTCCATCATGGAAGACCAAGCGGCGATAGATTATGTGGTCGAGACCTACTTCCCGGAGACTCAGCGTGAGGGTTCCGGCAACGGGTACAACGGGCGCATTTACTCTCCCGTGTGGAGTCTCCCGGAAGATGGGCGCATAAAGCTCCGGCCTGTGTACCCCCGTATTCCAAACGGGAGCCGGAACATCTGTCTGACCTCGCTGGCTGGTATGCTCCATAACCAAGGCTACAGCAAGGGGCAGATTTATGACGAGCTGGTCTACGCCAACACCGTGGCCTGTGACCCTCCGCTGGAAAAACGGGAGATACAGACCATTTGCAACAGCGTGACCCGATATAAACGATAAGGAAGTGAACGTATGAACCGAGCTGAAATTCTTCAAGCCGCCGAGAAGTGCGTGTGCGGCGCACGGGAGCAGGACTACGGCAAGCCGGAGGACAACTTCTACACCATCGGCCTGTTGTGGTCGGTCTACCTCCGGGCGGCGCACCCGGAGCTGGCTCAAGTCATGGGTATGAACCACATCGACCCCAAGGACGTGTCGATCATGATGGCTCTGCTCAAGGTGGCCCGTATCGCAACAGGGTCAAGCCCCGATAGCTTTGTCGATCTGGCTGGCTACGCCGCCTGTGCCGGGGAGATCGTGACCGGGGATAAGAAGTAGCACGAAAAAGATAAAAAATTTTCAAAAAGGTATTGACAGCTAATCTTATCCGTGCTATACTCTAATCACAACAGGATAATAAACAATCCGAACAAGACAAAGGAGGTGATAACCGATGGACAACGAGAAAATCTGTCCGCTCCTCACCACAAACACGGTAGTCCAGCGAGATACCGTCAAGATCGGCACTCAGCCTGTGATCTGTCTACGAGAGGGCTGTGCATGGTGGGACGCAGAGCGGCAGAAATGCGCTGTCGCTGTGACACCTCCCCGGAGGTGAGATCATTTGCAACCCCGCTGTGAAGTATGCAGGAAGCGTTGTTGGTGCCGCTCCTGCCCTCAAAATGAGAAATGCCGACACGCCAACAAACGGAAGTGCAGACCCGTATGTTACTGCACGATAAAAATTAAGGAGGTATCTACCTATGAACGTACTGAGAACTCAGAGCATGGAGACCGAGACCTTTAAGGTCGGTGACGTGATCTCCTTCCAGCTCACCGATGGCGAAGCGGTCAAGGCTATGGCTGTAAAGCCGGAGGACGATCACATGATCTTCCTGTTCGTGGACTGTCTGGCGAAGGAGTACGCCATGAACGAGGAGGACAGCAACCGGGGCGGCTATATCGCTTCCGACCTTCGTGCGGCCCTCAACGGCGAAATCTTTGACCGCTTCCCGAAGGAGATCAAGAGCCGCATGGTGCCGTTCGCCACGGGCGATCTGCTCCGGCTTCCTACCGAAAAGGAAATCTTCGGGGTGAACGAGTACGCCGAGGACGAGAGCGAGGGTGTCACTCAGTTCGAGCCGATGAAGGAGCGCCGCAACCGTATCGCTTTCCAAGGGCTTGAGGGCGCTTGGGAGTGGTACTGGCTGGCGAACAAGCGCAATGGTTCCGCTTCCTATTTCGCCAGTGTCGGCAGCAATGGCGGTGCGCTCTCCTACTACGCTTCTTATCCTTTTGGCGTTCGCCCCGCTTTCAAAATCTGAAATCTGCGCCCCCTTGTGGGGCGCAGGAGAACCAACAACATAAAACCAAAATTTTAAGGAGGATATTTCAATGAGTCTCGAAAAGGCAAGTATCGCTTGGAGCGCCAAGCAACTCAAGAGCATGATCGCCAACGGCAAGATCGACTTCAACCACATCGTCCAGCGGAGCTATGTGTGGGAGCGGAAGCGCAAGTCCGCTCTGATCGAGAGCATGGTTCTCGGCTACCCCATTCCCCCGGTGTTCGCCAAGCGGCTCACCGACAGCGAGGAGGGCAAGAAGTCCAAGAACGTGGTCTACTGCATTATGGACGGGAAACAGCGGCTTTCCTCCGTGGCGCAGTTCCTCAATGACGAGTATGCTCTGACCGAGCTGGAACCCGTCAAGTACCACGATGAAGCCGAGAACGCCGATGTGGAGTTCAACATGACCGGGTGCAAATTCTCCGATCTGCCGGAGGGCTTGCAGGACATTCTCAATAGCACCATGTTCTCCGTCACCTACTTCGACAACCTCACCGCCGAGGAGGAGCGGGAGCTGTTCAAGCGGCTCAACGCTGGCAAGCCCCTCAGTACCAAGTCCCGGCTCCTCGCTTCCTGCGCCGACATCGAAGGTCTGCTCAAGATCGGCTCCCATGAGCTGTTCGACACCATGCTGACCGACAAGGCCAAGGACAATAAGAACCAAGTCACCATCGTCATGAAAGCGTGGTGCATGATGAACACCCCGCTTGAGGAGGTCTCCTTCGAGAGCCGTTCCTTCAACCCCCTGTTCGAGTCCACGACGATCACCGCCGAGGAGAGGGCCGAGCTGGACAAGGTGTTCGATCTGATCTCTGAGACTCACGGCGCTCTGATCGAGAAGGGCGAGTCCAAGATTGCCAAGAAGCTGTACACAGAGACCCACATGATCTCTCTGGTGCCGTTCTTCGCCAAGGCTATCAAGGACGAGCTGACCGCCGATCTCATGGCTGACTGGCTGATCGACTTCTTCTCCTCCGACTCCGGGGCCAGTGTGTCCGAGGACTACAACACCGCCGCAGGGAACGGCTCTGCCAAGAACTCCAACATTGTCCTGCGCCACAACGCCCTCAACGACTCTTATGAGGAGTTCTTCGAGGACGAGGAGGACACCGAGGAGACCGACACGGCTGAATAACCCACGGGCCGGGGCAGGGGTTGGCTCCGCTGACCTCTGCCCCATCGGTGGAGAAACGGAGGTATTCGTATGAACGAAAAACAGAAAAAGGAAATCTCGGTGGCGTTCCAACTGCTCTCCCACACCCTCAAGAAGAACAAGTGCAGTCTGGCAACGGATAACACGGGCAAGCTCTTTGTCTTCTCCACCGAAGAATATGAGCAGAACGGCAATGACCTCACAAAATGCTCTGGTGTAGTGGTCGAACTGCGGAGCTTGGTGGGGTGATGGCATGACTACAGACAGAGAGCTTTTTGAACTCCACTCCGGGCGTATCATCATGGACGAAGACCTGTCCGATAAGATGTACACGATTAAGTCATACCACCCGGAGAAATCGGACGAGACCAGCTCCGGCTTTGAGTGGTCGGAAATGGGTATGGCGAACCTGTTCGGTGTGCTGTACAGCCGTGAAGCCCGGTACTGCCCGGAACATAAGAGCTGGTACACCTACTTCGAGGGCGCATGGCGGCGGGACGAGGGTGCTATCCTCGTGTCCGAGAAGATCAAAGACTTCGTGCGGCTCATGATCTTGTACTGCGGGGAGATCGTGGACGATGATACCCGGAAGAACTACACCAAGTTCGTCAACAGCATGGGAGACCGCCGCATGAGAGACCGTATTCTCAAGGACGCAACGGGCGAACTGCGTATCAATGCCACCGACTTCGACTCCAACCCGTACCTTATCAACTGTCTCAACGGTACATACGATCTCAGCGACTTCTCCTTCCGAGAAGCGAGGTGGGACGATTTTCTCACCATGCAGACCAACTTCCGGCACACGGTTCGCCGTGATGTGAAGTGTGAACGGTGGGAGCAGTTCATTGAGGAAGTGACCGAGGGCAATCGGGACAAGGCCGACTTCCTGCAACGGGCTTTGGGGTACTCCATGCTCGGTATGAGCAACGAGGAGTGTATGTTCATTCTCCACGGCAAGACTACCCGGAACGGCAAGTCCACCCTGCTCAACACCATTGAGACTATGTTGGGTGACTATTCCAAGGTTGTCCCGGTGGGTATGATCTGCCGGGGAGACAGGCAGAAGGACGCAGAAGCCGCTTCTCCTACCCTCGCCGGACTCAAGGGAAAGAGGTTCGTCACAATGTCCGAAAGCAACGAGTACGGCAAGCTGGACGAGGAGAAGATCAAACAGCTCACAGGTGGTGAGGAAATCTCGGCTCGTGCGCTGTATCAATCGGCGATCACCTTCAAGCCGCAGTTCACCCTCTGGCTCTCCTGCAACGACCTTCCGATGGTAACAGACAAGAGCCTGTTCGCTTCCGAGCGTATCAAGGTCATTGAGTTCAACAGGCACTTCACCCCGGAGGAGCAGGACACGCACCTCAAGGACGAGCTGACCTCCCCGGAAGCCATGAGCGGGATTTTCATGTGGCTGGTGCGAGGATATATCCGCTACAAGGAAAACGGTCTCAAGATGTCCTCAGAGCTGAGACAGGTCGTGACCCGGTACGAGCGGGACAATGATCTGGTGTTGCAGTTCTTGGAGAACCGCTGTGTGCGGGACGAAAGCGCCAACGTGAAGTCGAAAGACCTGTACAACGCTTTCAAACTGTGGGCCAAGTCTGAGGGTGCTTTCGTCCTCTCGGCCCGGAAGTTCAACGCCGAAATGGAGCGTCACCCGGAGTGGTTTGATCGGAAGTCTACATCTTCCGGGTTCATGATCTATTGGGGCGTGAAGATGAAGGAGGTGGTCTAAATGATGGAGTTCTACTCAGAGAGCAGTCATGTGGCCCGGAAGCCCCATGTGTGCGAAATGTGCTGTGGTACTATTCACCCCGGAGAGAGGTATTACCGGGAGAACGGCAAGTGGGAGGGTGAGTTCTTCACCCGTGCCTTGCACGAGCATTGTCACCTCATGGAAGCTGACTACTGCTCCGAGGTGGACAATGAGTTCTCGTGGGACGAGATCATAGACTATATCTCGGACATCTACTGCCGGAAATGCCCTCACTCCCCGTGTCACGATGATCTGCCCGACTGGACAGAGTGTGAGTATAGCGTCACGTCCTGCCCTACCATCAAGAAAGCACTCAGAGAAAAATACGGTTTGGAGGGAAACGACTCATGAATATACCGAAATCCATCAAGATCGGCGGCGTGACCTACGCCGTGGAGATCACCGACAAGCTCAATCTTGGGAACGTCAACTACTCCGGGGAGATTGATTATGTCAACCTCGTTATCCGGGTGGCCCCGAACGCTCCTCAGAAACAGGAGGTTGATCTGGTACATGAGCTTCTTCACGGTATCGCCGACCACCTTGGCTACAGCGACCATGACGAAAAGAAAATTGACGAACTGGCCCATGCCCTGTACATGGTGGTGCAGGACAACCCGGAGCTGTTCGCACCGAAGAAGGAGGAACCTATTAATGTCACCGAATGAATATCAGAGAGAAGCCCTGCGGACTGCCGGGGCTACCGACCCGAAAGACCTCATGCTCAACGGGGCAATGGGTCTCTGTGGCGAAGCTGGCGAGGTCATAGACCTCATGAAAAAGCACCTGTTTCAAGGTCACGATCTGGACAAGGCTCATGTGGTGAAGGAACTCGGAGACGTGGCGTGGTATCTCGCTGTGACCGCCTATGCCCTTGGGTACGACCTTGAGACTGTGCTTATGATGAACGTCCACAAGCTCCGCATGAGATACCCGGACGGCTTTGACGCAGAACGGTCACAGCACAGGGAGGGCGGGGACGTATGATCTACACCGTGTCCAAGGAGCGGGGGTCTTCCCGCTGGTACGTCCACCCTGTCGGCGACCCCAAGGCCGCAGTACCCGGCTCTGCCGGGGACAAGAAACGGGCGCTTCATATCGCCGCCGACTATGAGGGCATGAGCTATAAAGACTATATGGCTCTGCGCCGGAAGGAAGGCCGGGAGACATGAAGACCGACCCGTGTGTCTGCGGCACCTCTCCCGTCTGTACCCTCAAGACTGGCAGGGACGAGCGGGTGGTGTCTATTAAGTGCGAGTCCTGCGGAAAGGAAATCATCACTTCCGGGCCGACTTCTGAGCCGGAGAGAACGACTCTGCAACGGGCCTGTGACCTCTGGAACGGGAACATGAAGAAGCTGTCCGGCAGGGTCGAAGACATTCCCGCTGACCCCATGTTGCGGGAGCTGATGGGGCTGATCGCAGACGTGAACCCGGTTGAGATCGTCACTCAAGCTATCGGTCAAAACCTCCCCGCATGGTGCAATCAATGGCGCATGAAAGCCGCTATGCTGGTCGGTTTTCTGGACGAAAAGCTCAAACAATCTAAATCGGATTGATTTAGTATCAAAAACGACATTTGGAAAATCGCACGAATAAGATTAAATGTTGTCTTTTGAGCCAGACCGCTGGACGGTCATGGGAAGTAGTAAAAGTAGTGGAAAATAGCTTTTTGCGTGTAACTTCCTCTATATAGAAAATCCCTACTATTAAAAGTTACACGCAAAACCTTGAGTTTTACTACTTTTACTACTCCAATAAGAAGAATAAGAAGAAAGAGGACTCTCCCGGTGCGTGGGTGTTCTCAGAGGACTCTCAGTGGGGTTGAAAAAGAGGACTCTCAGTGGGGTTGAAAAAGAGGACTCTCCCCGCTCAAGTGGACTCTCCCGCAGGTGTCCTGTATGGCCTACGATCTGACAAGGAGGTATGCAGTTATGGCTACGAAAAAACAAGATGGCACCGAGAGCGTACAGGTGGTAAAGAAGAAACCCCGTGGCGGGAACTCTCCCGTGATCGGGAACAATGGGCTGATGGTAAATCCGGGGGACAATGCGAAGATACTCAATATCAACATTCAGATATTCAACATGAGGAATATCGACATGGACGATGTTGACGCTGTTGCACAACGACTCACGGAATATTTCAAGCTCTATGCTGACGCTGATTTGAAACCGACTGTGGTGGGTATGGCCCTGTCTCTTAACGGGCATACCCGTCAATGGCTTTGGTCTGTGGCTCATGGGAAGCCCATTGGTGGTATGGGGTATGAAGCGAACTTGCGCCCGGAGGTTGCCGACCTCATTAAAAAAGCGTACTTTATGATGGAAAATCAGTGGGAAACCTACATGAACTCCGGCAAGATCAACCCGGTCTCTGGTATCTTCCTCGGCAAGAACAACTTTGGCTACCAAGACAAGACCGAGTATGTGGTGACTCCCAATGTTCAGCAGGACAACGACTATGACCCCAACTCTATCCGAGAGAGGTACATGATCGAAGACAAAAGCGACTCCGACTCTGGTAGCGACTCTGGCTCCGACTTCGACTCTGGCGCAGAGACCGACTCCGACTCTTGATCGCAAACGACTTTCGACTTTCGACTTTCGACTATCGACTTTCGACTATGGCTGACCGCCCTTCGTGGCCCCATTTGGGTGCTGATCGGAGGGCGGTTTTTGCACCGAAAATTTGATCGGAGGGGGCGGCACCTCTTTACCGCTTTACAGCGTTGAAGCAATCCGGGCCGGGGGCCGGGGCGTTGATCTGCCGCCGCTGGCGCTGGCCTGTGGGCTGATCTGGTGGAGCTGGCGAGGTGGGCCGAGTCTGTGGGGCTGATCTTCGCCGGGTGCGTCACGTCCTGCCGCTGGCCCTTCGCCGGGGGTCGGATTTCCATATAATAAGGAAGGGACAAAAAATTATCCGAAAAAGATAAATTTTTTCCCGAAAAGGGTTGACAGCCAATCCGATATGTGTTATAGTATAGTCACAGCAAGACAAAAACCAATCCGAAACGGACAACACCGGGCCACCCGCCCGGACACGATCAGAAAGGAAGGAACACAAAATGAAGAACCGCAACACCATTCACGAACAGGCCACCACCAACCGGGAAGCGTTCTTTGCTCACCGCCGCACCCTCACCGCCGCCCGTGACACTCTCGAAGCCCTCTACAGGGAGCGGAACGAAGACAGCACCCCGGCGCAGACAATCGCCGCTTATGTCGCCGCCGTTGGCTATCCCGTGGCCCTTGAGGTGATCGGCTCCATAGTGAACCGTAGTGCGTGGGACGGGCGCATTTATCCCGCCGTTAAAGAGTGGGCGCAGAACCTCCCCGAAGCGTGGGACGAGGAAGCCGCACAGCGTTTGGAGCTGTATACCTCCATTCACATGGCCCACTTGAACCAGCTTGCGCAAGCCCTCATGAAGTACACCCCCGCCGAGGAGACCGAGACCGAAGCCGCCGAGACCGACACCAACACCGAGAAGAAAGAGGAGGAAGCCACCATGTACCCCAATTTGAAGAAGAACGCCACCGAGGAGATTAACACCTACTGCGAAAAGGCAGTTGCCGCCATTACCACCGGGGAAAGCGCCCTTGAACGCAACAGCACCGCCACCCGTTGGGGCCAGTACAAGGCCGGGAAGATCACAAAAGAGCAGGCTGAACAGTACGCCGTGGCCCGTACCCGCAAGGAGTATGCCCGGAAACTGGAAAAGAAGCTGTCCCGGCTCGATCAGATAGCCGCCGCCCCGGAGGTCAAGAGCGTTTCCGTGTCCGTGTCGTGGTATCATAACCGTTATTGGGGTTGGAACCCCACCGCCGAGGTGGAAATTGAAACCACGGGCGGGGTCTTCCGGGAGTCGGGCCACGCTTCCGGGTGCGGGTACGATAAGCAAAGCGCCGCCGTTGGTGAAGCCCTCAACAAGTGCGCCGCCGTTCTCCGTATGCTCTGCGACAAGAAGGAAAGCGCCCTTGAAGGTGCCGCCGCTGTTGAGTACAGCAACAGGAATTATATTGCATACGGGGCCGGGTACGGGGCTATCCCGTATTTTGAGGGCGGCGTTGGTATGTCCTCGTTTGAGTCGGTCTTCAACGCTTGCGGGTTCAAGCTCCGCCACTTCCACGAAACCAAAACCACCAATTATTACTACTTTGAGAAGGAGGCCGCATAAGATGAAACACTATATCTTCAAAACCACCGCCACCATGAAGGAATACAACAACAAAAATTGGTGGATTGACGGCGGCATTGTCCGGGAAATCAGGGTTGACGCTGAGAACGTCCGGGAAGCCCTTGAGCAATACCGGGAAGCCGTGAAGGAAACCGCATATATTGAGATTTCCAACAATGCTCTTAAGAATAAAGCTCCGATGTACGTTGACACGGCGAACGGAGAAGCCCGTCAAGTGGGCTATGTACTCACGGGAAAGACGGAGTTCCAGCGGGACAGCGGCGCATGGTCTACACAGTTTATTGATCTGTGGGTCACGGTTCTAACAGTGGTTGACACTGATTTTTGAGGGGGTGCAAATATGAAGTATGAACAGGAAGCAAAGGAGCTTGTAGAAGCTCTCAAGCTGTTAGCAAATAGGCCCGGAAACATGGACAATTTAGAAAGTTATCTTTCTTACCACTTCGGGGAATGGCTCGAAAAGTATGCAAACAGCCCCGCCGCCATGGTGGGCGAAATGAAATCATTTGCAGAAATGGAGGTTTAACACAATGTCAAATGTTAATGAGATCATGAAAGAGCTTGCACAATACAAGCGTTTACAGGAGGAGACAGCCGCCATTATTGACGGCTTGCAAGATGAATTAAAAAGCTATATGCAAGCCCACGGGCTGGAAGTCTTGACGGGAGACGAACACAAGGCAAGTTATAAGGCGGTTGTTTCCTCCCGGATTGATACAACGGCGATCAAAAAGGAATTGCCGGAAATTGCCGCAAAATACACCCGCACAACGGAAACACGGCGCTTTACATTTGCATAACAAGGGGGGTGGAAATGTGGTAATATTGTGTATTCTGATTTTCCCGCTTGTTGTCCTTGCCGATCTTCTCAAGATGAATAAATAAGGCCCACGGCCCCGGCGATCTTGCCGGGGCTTTTTCTTGCGTCCTGTGGGGCCGCTGTGGGGGCCTGTGGTGCGTCCTGTGGGCTTGCCTGTATTCTTGTACCCCTGTGGGCTGTGGGCTTGCCTGTGGGCCGCTGTGGGGCCGTGGGCGCTTGCTTTTGGGTATATGCTATTGATAGCGGGGCCGGGTGCAATCAATAGGGCCGGGGGCCGCTTTTTGGTAGTGCTATCACGGGGCCGGGGGCTTATATGATAGCGGGGCGGGGTGCGATCTGTGCGGGGGAAGCTGTGCGGGGTGCGATACCCCCGGAGGGGGAAGCGCAACCGCCCAAGCGCACGGAGGGAGTGCGCTGAGTAGCCCGAAAAAATAAAAAGGCTCTCAAAAGATAAAAAGTTATCCTTTTTGTATTGACAACCTCATTTCCCTGTGCTATACTATAGTCACCACGAAAGGAGGTACAATCAATGGTACGCAACAACATCGAAATTGACGTGAAGGTCAAGTGTCTCGAAGCCCAACTGACACAGGAACAGCTTGCGAAGAAGATCGAGACCACGGGCCAGTACGTCAACCGCATTATCAAGAAGAAGGACGGCTTGCTCAACAAGACCTTCGTGCAGATGATGGAAGCTCTCGGTTATGACATTGAGTTTACCTACGTCAAGCGAGATCAGTAAAGCGAGGTGAGTACATGAAGGTCGGTTATGTACGAGTCAGCACCAATGAACAAAATCCGGCACGACAAAACGAGCTGATGAAGACCCTTGAGGTGGAGAAGGTGTTTGCCGAGAAGATCAGCGGCAGGAACACCGACAGGCCAAAATTCAAGGAAATGCTCTCTTTTCTGAGGGAGGGCGACACGCTGTACGTTGAGTCCTTCTCCCGGCTGTCTCGCAGTACCAGAGACCTCTTGCAGACGGTCTCCCTGCTGTCGCAGAAGGGTGTCGATCTGGTGTCTGACAAGGAGCGAGTGGACACGACCACTCCGCAGGGGCGGTTCATGCTGACGGTCTTTGCGGCGCTGTCCGAGCTGGAACGAGAGAACATCTTGGAGCGCCAACGGGAGGGCATAGAGATCGCCAAGGCTCAAGGGAAGTACAAGGGCCGCAAGCCTATCCCGGTGACAGACAGGTTCCTACAGGTGGCCCGATCATGGCAGAACGGTGAAATACCGCTCAAGACCGCCATAGAACAGTCCGGGGTGTCCTCTGCCACGTTCTTTCGGAGGTGCAAGGACTACTCCATAGGTCGGGAGAAGTAGTAAAAGTAGTGGAAAATCGGTTTTTGCGGTAAATTTCTCCTATATGCGCGTGTACTAACGGAAGTTATACGCAAAAAGCTGAGAACAACTACTTTCACTACTTGGAAACGAAGAAAAAGACAAGTTTTTATCTATTTCAGATAAGGAGGTACGATCATGAAGAAATTTCTGGCGCTGGTGGGCGCTTTGGTAATGGTTTTGGTGCTGGTGAGCTGTGACAGCGCCCCGGAGCTGACGAATGTTGGCACGTTTGAGGACTTCACGCTGGAACTCGGCTCTGCTGAGATCACCACCAGCTATGACGGGCGACAGGCTTTGAGGGTACACGCCGTTTATACCAATGCAAACGAAGACCCCTACTATGCCTTGTCCTGTTTCGCTGTCCGAGCGTTCCAGCACGACAAAGAGCTTGAGGACTGCTCCGACATCAATGGGGACGAAGCCGCTCTCATTCGAGAGGTTAAAAACGGCGCTTCGCTGGAAGTGGCCTATGTGTTCATTCTTGAGGACGAGTCCCCGGTGGAAGTGCTGATCGGTGAGCCTACGGCAGACCAAGACACCATCGGCAGGGCCAACTACCTCGAACCAGAGGAAGGCCAGTCATGACAATACTGTGCATATTGATCTTCCCGTTCGCTGTCCTCTACTTTCTCATGAAGATGAACGGGCATAGATAAACAGAATACGATCTGAGGGTGCGTTATCGCACGAGCGTAAAGCTCTGCGGTAACGCACTCTTTTTGTTTGGGAGGAAATCACATGGAAAAATTACTGCAAAAAATCATGGAAGCGATCAGAAAAGACCCTCTCGCTTTCAGCGCCTACGAAGACCTCTACCACATCTGCCTTGAAGCCATGAAGTCGGACAAGGCTCTCTCTATTGCCTACCTCAAGCGGCTGTCGGCCCTGTGCGAAAAGGCTATACGCAACCCTGCCCTGCCGGACTCCACCCTCTCCGACACGTTCTTCCTGCACAAGCGGGTCTGCCTTGCGGCGGCACGGGACGATTTTGAGAGCTATCTGCTCTATGTGGAGTGGAACAGAGACCCGGAGAAGAAGTTCTATACGCCCCGGAGGAAGATATTGGGGTCTGTGGTGAAAGCCTTGCAGGACTTGGCTGACGATGTGCTGGACTTGCTGGCAATCTCCCTGCCGCCCGGTGTCGGGAAGACCACGCTGGCGATCTTCTACCTGTGCTGGCTGGCGGGAAAGTACCCGAATGACCCCATGCTGACGGGTAGCCACTCCAACTCCTTCGTGCGAGGGGTCTATGACGAGTGTCTTCGTATCTTGGACAAGAACGGGGACTACCTGTGGCACGATGTCTTCCCCGGCATAGAGGTGTCCAACACCAACGCCAAGGACTGCCGCATTGATCTGGACAAGCGGCAGAGGTTTGAGACGCTTGAGTTCACCTCCATCGGAACGGGCAACGCTGGCCTGTACAGGGCCAAGACCCTGCTCTACTGTGACGATCTGGTCTCCGGCATAGAGGTGGCCTTGTCCAAGGAACGACTCGACAAATTGTGGGAGACCTATACCACTGACCTCCGGCAGAGAAAGATCGGCGACAAGTGCAAGGAGCTTCACATTGCTACACGCTGGTCTGTCCATGACGTGATTGGGCGGCTTGAGACCGAGTATGCCGACAGCGACAGGGCCAGATTTATTGTCCTTCCTGCTCTTAACGAGAATGACGAGTCGAATTTTGATTATGCCTATGGCGTGGGGTTCTCGACCTCGTTCTATCACGAGCAGAGGAACATCATGGAGGACGCAAACTGGCGGGCGCTGTACATGAACGAGCCGATTGAGCGTGAGGGCTTGGTCTACAATGCGGACGAGTTGAGAAGGTACTTTGAGCTTCCCGCCGAGGAGCCAGACGCTATAATCGGCGTGTGCGACACCAAGGACAAGGGCAAGGACTACTGTTTCCTGCCTGTCGGGTACGTCTACGGACAGGACTACTACATAGACGATTGCGTGTGTGACAACGGTCTTCCGAACATCGTTGACGCTCGTCTGATCGAGATACTTGTCCGGGACAGGGTGAAAGCCTGTAGGTTCGAGTCGAACTCCGCAGGGCGGCGCATTGCCGAGAAGATACAGGAGGGCGTGAAAGCCAAGAAGGGTATCACCCATATCACGACCAAGTACACCACCGCAAATAAGGAGACCAAGATCATCGTCAACAGCGCATGGGTCAAGGAGCATTGTCTGTTCAAAGACCCCTCGCTCTATGAGAAAAAAAGCGATTACGGGAAGATGATGGACTTCCTCTGCACCTATACTGTGGCTGGCAAGAACAAACACGATGATGTACCTGATGGAATGGCCCAATTTGCGGAGTTTGCACAGTCTCTTTCGGGGTCGAAGGTTGAAATATTCCAGAGACCGTGGTAATTTCTAACCGTTTCGGGATAACTTTCAAACTTTTTTCTCTGAAACCTATTGACAGCCCCTACATCTTGTGCTATAATGATTGGGAAAATACAAGATATTGTGTTAATGGCGCATGATTGCGAGAGCTTTTGGCTCGAACAGTCATGCGCTTTTTCTATTTTGCCGGAAAGGAGGAGGTCTTCATGCCGAACGAGATCGACACGAGCAAGCCCAAGAACGAGACCCGACAGATGTTTGGGCGGCGTGTCATAAAGACCAGCGTCACCGAGATCACGGAGAATAACGTGCTGGAAGTCTTGCAGAAGGCCCTCTCTGTTCACGAGCTGAACCGAAGCGAGATCGAATATCTGTGGAACTACTACAAGGGCAATCAGCCCGTGTTGAAACGCACCAAGGAGGTTCGCCCGGAAATCTGCAACAGGATTGTGGAGAACCGGGCCAACGAGATCGTGTCTTTCAAGGTTGGCTACCTCTGCGGTGAGCCTATCCAGTACGTTGGGCGCAACACCAGCGAGGAGGTCACAAAGCAGATCACGCTCCTCAATGAGCTGATGTTCGCCGAGGACAAGGCAAGCCAAGATCAAGAGCTGGTCGAATGGCAGATGGTGTGTGGCACGGCCTACAGACTGGTTCTGCCCGATACCGAGGGCGAGGAAGACGAAGCTCCGTTTGAACTGTACACGCTCGACCCCCGTGACACCTTCGTGGTGTACTCCAAGGAGATCGGCAACAAGCCCCTCATGGGCGTGAAGTACGGCAAGGACGATAACGAAGTCCTGCGGTTCTCCATCTACACGAAAGATCGGTATTTTCTCGTGGAGGGTGGTCTGCTCAAGGAAAACAAGCCCCATGCGCTTGGCATGGTTCCGATCTTTGAGTACCCCGCCAACAACGCACGGCTTGGCTCCTTCGAGATCGTCCTGCCCCTGCTCGATACGATCAACAATATCGAGTCCAACCGTATGGACGGTGTGGAGCAGATCATACAGGCTTTTATCAAGTTTATCAACTGCGACATTGACAAGGACGAGTTCACGGAGTTCGTGAAGCTCGGCGCTATCAAGGTGAAGTCCGTGGAGGGTGCCAACGCTGACGTGGACACCGTAACCACGGAACTCGACCAGAACCAGACTCAGACCACCAAGGACGATTGCTACAACGCAGTCCTCACCATCTGCGGTATGCCGAACCGCAACGGCGGCGCTTCCACGAGTGACACCGGGGCGGCGGTTCTCCTGCGTGATGGCTGGTCTCTTGCAGAAGCGAGGGCAAAGGACAGTGAGCATATCTTCAAGCGGTCTGAGAAGAAAATGCTCAAGCTGGTTCTTCGTATCTGCCGTGATCTGACCGAGGACATCACCCTGCGGCTCAAGGACATCGACATGAAGTTCACCCGCCGCAACTACGAAGCTATCCAGAGCAAGTCGCAAGTGCTGGACACCATGCTCAAGAACCCCAAGATACACCCGCTGTTGGCGTTCGAGCATTGCGGTATGTTCACCGACCCGGAGAGCGCCTATATGCAGAGCATGAAACACTACGAGGAGGAACAGGCGAAACTCGCCGCTCAGACACCTCCGACCCCTACTCCTCCGAACCCGGATAAGCAGGAGGAACAGTAATTTTAGGCGGTTCGCCGCTTGAGATAGGCAGAGAAGCCTTAAATCGCAAAAGACAGAGAAGTCTATAATCGCAAAAATGTTCACAGAAGAACTAAAAAGACAAGGAGGAGACCCACGATGGCAAAGATTGACGTAACACAGATCGCAGGGTACGAAACCATGAGCGCCGAGGAAAAGCTGAAAGCCCTCGAAGCCTATGACGTTCCCGACCCGGACTACTCCGGCTATGTGAAGAAGGACGTGTTTGACAAAACCGCTTCCGAGCTTGCCGCCAAGAAGAAGGAGCTTCTTGAGAAGATGTCCGAGGACGAAGCCGCAAAGCAGAAGGATAAGGAAGACAAGGAAGCCATGCAGAAGGAGCTTGACGCTCTCCGCAGGGAGTCCACGGTCTCCAAGACCAAGGCGAAGCTGATCGCTCTCGGCTATGACGAAGCTCTGGCAGAGGACACCGCCGAAGCTATGGCTGACGGCAAGATGGATAAGGTGTTCGCCAATCAGCAGAAGCACCTCACCGCCTTTGAGAAAAAGGTTCGTGCTGACGCTCTCAAGGACACTCCGAAGCCTACCCCCGATGGGGATAGCAAGACCATGACGCTCGACAAACTCCGCAAGATGTCGCCGCAGGAGCGGTACGAGTTCTCCGTGGCGCACCCGGAGGAGTACAAATCTCTCTACGGAGAAGGAGGTAACTAAAAATGGCTCATAAAATCTATGAAAACTTCTACCTCGCCAACGAGGTGGAAGACCAGTACAATTCTCACCTTGACCTCATGCAGTTCTGCACGGTGGACAACAGTCTGGTGGGCGTGGCTGGTATGACGAAGAAGATCAACGTCTATAAGGCCACGGACGGCACCGAGAAGCTGGAAATGGGTGCTGGCAACACCAAGGACATCACCGTATCCTACTCCGACAAGGAGTACAAAATCCTGCTGGCTCAGAACCGCTTCAAGTATTATGACGAGCAGGAAATGACCGACCCCATGCTGGTGCCTGTCGGTGTCCGTCACATGGGTACGGATATGTTCAACACCGTCAACAAGGACATCTATGACGAGTTCAACAAGGCCACTCTCACCCTCACCCCCAAGGTGCTGGACTTCGGCGCTTTCGCTGACGCTGTGGCCCTGCTCAAGATCGAGTCCACCGACAACGACCCCGCTCAGACCGCTCCTCGTGCGTTCGGCTTCGTCAATCCCAAGGACATGGCAGAGCTTCGCAAGAACCTCAAGGAAGACCTCAAGTATGTGGAGTCCTTCGCCCGGACGGGCTATGTCGGCACCGTTGCTGGTGTGAACCTGTACACCAAGAAGGACGCTACGGAGAAGGAGATCATCGTGGCGACCAAGGAGGCCGTCACCCTGTTCAACAAGAAGGGCGTGGAGATCGAGCAGGATCGTGACGCTGACACCCGTGAGAACACGATCTGGTCTCGCAAGTATTATCTCGCCGCTCTGACGGACGAGACCAAGGTCGTCAAGATCACCGTAACGCCGGGGGAATAACGGGGGCTGACTCCAATGACTCCGTGAGTGTCCCCGCTCAGAGTCAGCCCCTATACTTGGGCGGCAGTTTGAAGGTCTCTGACCTTATCGGCCCGGACGTGAAAGTGTCTGCCGATGGCTCTGTCACAGGCACATTCCCCTACGTCAAGAGCTTCCCGGAGTTCTCGAACAATGAGGGGGAGCAGAGCGGTCACTACTTCCCGTTCACGCTCACCAAGAAGGGTTCCACTATGACGTTCAAGAAGAACGGGCAGGAGAACCCCGCAAAGACTGACATGGCGTGGGAGCAGGACAACATCTTCCGGGTGGAAAACCCGACAGACACGTTCGAGGTCTCCGTTGACGGTGAACCGGCTGTCACTCTGAATTTCAAGGGCGCTACGCTCTCGCCGAACCCCATAGCCGCAAATGTGGCAAGTATGACGGTAAAGCAGATCAAGGCGCTTGCGGCAGAGCAGGGTGTCACCATCACCAGCACGAGCAGGGCCGATGTCGTGAAGGAATACAAGGAACATTTTGGTTAAGGAGGTGGACAGCATGACGAACGAGGAGAAAATCAAAGCTCTCAAGGCTATGGTGGAGGACGAACAGGTCTCCTACTCGGACGATGTGCTGTCCACCTACCTGTCCATTGCCGGGAGTAAGATCGTCAACCGGGCCTACCCCTACCGGGACGATAAGACCGAGGTTCCTGCCAAGTACGAGCATATCCAGCTTGAGATAGCCGCCTATCTGGTGAACAGACGGGGTGCGGAGGGTCAGACCTCTCATAGCGAGAATGGTATCTCCCGCACCTACGAGAACGCCGATGTCCCTGCGTCTATGCTCAAGGAGATCACGCCGCATTGTGGGGTGATCGTATGAGGTGCATGGCGAGAAATAAGGTTAAGTTCTGGTATGCCCTGTACACCAAGAAGACCCCGATCACAGACGAGTTCGGCAATTTCGGCGGTGAGTACGATGTCGAACACGGCAACCCGGTTGTCGGGTTTGCGAATATCTCAGCCGCCAAGGGTGAGACGCAGACACGGCAATTTGGTGAAGCCGAGGGCTACGACAAAGTGATCGTCATGGACAACTCGGCCCCTGTGTTTGACGAATATTCAATCCTGTGGGTTGACCGAGTGCCACAACTCGCCGAGGACGGGTCTCTGGCGGTGGACGAGCAGGGCGAGATCATAACACCTCATGACTACATTGTCAGAAAGGTGGCCCGGAGTCTAAACAGCGTTTCCTACGCTATAAGCAAGGTGAACGTCAGTGGGTAAAAAGGTGATCTCATTCAAGCTCTCTGAGCAGGACATTGACCGGGCAATCCGGGAGGTCGAGGAGTACAAGAAGGACTTCGTGCGAAAGCTCGACCTACTTCGGCAGAGGGTAGCCGCTGTCTCTTATACACATCTCCGAGCCCACGAGACTAGGCATGATCTCGTAT